TACGCTCTACAGTTGCGAGATGAGCGTGAGAACGCCAAGAACAACGGTCCTCAAGACCTTTTCGGTGCAAAGTAGCCCAAATGCTCGTCCTGTCTCTCTAAAAAGAATCTCACCTACTCCCAGCGAGTTTTAGAACTCGTTTGGTTTACAAGGAACCAAGGCAACCGCTCTCTGTCAACATAAACGCTTGACTTTGAGCGGTTTGTCCGCTTTTGTATAAAAGCCCTCCGAAGCGTCAAATGAGATGAATCACGAATTCCCCAAAAAACAGGCTCGAAAATACAGAGATACAGACAGCCGTTCCAAGACGGGGACCGAGGTGTATGCAGAATGGTACAGGGGGCTATCTAAGGAGGAAAAGGAAGAACTACTGTCGAAGGGCCTTGGGCCCGAAGACTCAGAAGGCCGTGTAGACTCTAACTACATATTCGAGATACATCCAGAGAACCAAGCGTTTGGGTTCACAGAGACACATAACTTCGATGACCCCATACCCAAGCCAAAACGGGTATATGACCAAGACGAGGTAGAATCCATCATACGCCGTGTAGTGATGGCTATGCAACTATCTGAGATACCAGAAGTACTATTCCAAGCACGATGTATCCTCATAGCATTCGGTATGGGCGACCCACCAACAGAAACCGAACTGTCACGCATCAAGGGATGTAGTAGACAATTCGTTTCCAAGAAAGTTAAGCGTATACAACAATTATTTAATCTATCCCCCTCACAGTATATGCGTAGTGAAGCGGCTTGCAAGGCTTATGCTGATGCTTGGCGTAAGAATCACACAAAAAATAATAAATTTAATTTAATTGACAAGGAAAGCATTATTCCATTAGACAATGAGGATGCTGATAGTGCCCAATGATTGGCCTCACAATCCATTACGCACCACTGGCTCGCCTTACCCTCTCAGCACTACTCGCTGACGGCCCACAGGCCGTCTGGGCTATGCCAAATCAATACCCAGATGTTCAGTACAGCAACGCACCATACCCCACCCCCCCCATAAGGAATCTATTATTCAAAAGTACCCCCCACGGGGTAATAGACACAGGCCCCCTGCCCCCACTTGGTAATAATCTGATTAAAGCAGGTATTACGGCTTACAGCAACGGTTTTTTGTCTAAAAGTTGTGTAAAAGTTGGTTCTACTGGGGTGGGGTGTGTAATATGGGGGGGGAGGGGAGTGTAAGGATGAGTATGACACATGAAGAGTTGGCAAGTGGGTTGGGAGTATCGAGGGTGAGGGTAACTCAGTTGGTTGGGCAGGGTATGCCTGTAGACTCTCTTGAGGCGGCGGTGGCATGGAGAGATGCTCGGCGTTCAGAGAATCAGAGGAGCGGGCATATCAGTCAGCCAGTGCGTCCGATTAATTTGGAGAGGCTGGATGAGATATTGCAATCGGTTGAGAAGCGAACTGACGACAACGAGATGGATGGTAGAATTAGTCAACAGGTTGGGTTAGTTGACATGACTCGTGAGGTGTTTGAGAATGCGTTGCGGGAGGGGGACCCGAGTCAAAGTAAACTTTATGCGAACTATGATAGAGCGATAGCCACGCTGTTGCGGTTGGAGAGGGAGCGGCACATACGGTTGCAGGAGCGAGGGCGGCTGGTTGATGCGGATGAGGCTTCGCAACGGTTTGGGAAGGTATTGGGACAGTTGCGGTCGCTAATAGAGCGAGCGGAGTTGACGGTAGCACCACAGGCAAATCCAGATAATCCCACGAAGGCTCTGAAAGCGTTTCGGGACTTCAAGGACGACTTGTTCAGAAAGATTTCCGAATACGCACCGCAGGTAGAACTTACAGAGGGCGTGGCGAAGCCACTCCCTCCCGTTGAGGATGCACCCTTTGATGGAGGTGAGGAGTTCGATGGTGTTGGCGGCTTGGTGGGCGGAGTGGACGGGAGCGAGGGGGATGTTAAGTTTGAAGACTTGCTCGGGGATGTGAGAGAGGTTGAGGACGAAGGCGAAGGAGGCGATGTAATTGTATGATTAGTATACTGCCCAAGCGATTGGCATTTATAAGAAACTATTTTTACATAGTTGCTACGACAGCCAGCACGGTGGCTTTCGATAGAAGAGTTTTTATTTTCCTTGACCCCTCTCAGCCTCCCGTCATTAATACTCTCATACTGATTTATGGGTAATAGAAAATTGGCAGATGAACTTGAATCACGGCTTCGCCGTGCATTCCTTCCAGACGAAGGGGGAGATATAGTTTCTTGGCTTGAGAGCAACATTAAGCAGATTCCCTTCTCGCCGATGCCTGCTGGATTTAGAGCCAAGGAAACCCCTTGGTTGATTGAGCCACTTAGAGCGTGTGCCGACCCAGAGAAGCGTCTCGTCCAAATCATTGCACCGATTCAGTCTGGCAAGTCACTTCTTGCCGAAATGTTGTCTTGTTATATTTTGGCCCGCCAGCCCGCTCCAACATTGTATCTAAATGATACCAATGATAATGCTTCCGACTGGATGAAGACACGCCTTCGTGTCCTCTGGGAAAACTGTCCTCCAGTTATGGCTAAACTCCCGAAGGGCGAGGAGAAGTCAAAAAGCGATACGGTCCAGACAAATGATATGACATTCTGGTGTCTCGGTGCTTATAACGAAAAGAATCTACAACGCCGCTCAATTAGATGGCTACTTGCTGACGAAACTTGGCTATACCCGAAGGGTCACTTGGCAGAAGCATCTGCCCGTGTAACATCATTCGGCTGGCTTGGCAAAAGAATATTCATGTCACAAGGTGGGTTTGCTGGTGACGAGACGGAGGAATTCTGGGCAGTTACGGATAAGCGGATATGGTCATTCGCTTGTCCGCACTGCGAACACAGGCAGGAGTTTAAGTGGTCACAGGTTAGAATACCAGAAGACGCTATGGTTTACGAAGGTGAATATGACTACAACAAGATAAGAGACAACACGACTTACGAATGCGAGGGGTGTAAGTATCAATTCAAGGACAGCAGAGCGTCAAGAGACGAAATGAATTTAAGAGGATTCTATTCACTAAGTAATCCGAATGCGGCTGACTACAATGCTGGCTATACTTGGAATTGTCTAGCGGCTCGCTCTTGGGGTATGGCCGCAGAGGCTTATATGCGGGCAAAGGTAATGCTTGACTTCAACGGCGATGCTGGCCCGATGAGGATATTCAAACAAAAGCAGTTGGCAGAATTCTGGACAGATGAGCCAGACTCCTTTGACTCAGTTCAGTCCGTTGGAGAGTTTAAACAGGGAGAGGATTGGGAAGATGAAGCACTTATTAATCCGAAAACCAAAAAGGTGCATACAGACAAGACATTAAAGGAGCAAGTGTTGTCAAGATTTATGACTGTCGATGTACAGAGAAATGGATTCTATTGTCTCATTAGAAGTTGGGCTGAGGGTGGATACAGCAGGTTGAGAACTTGGAAGTTCGTATCTACTTGGAACGATGTAGCGGCATTCCAGAAACTTCACAGCGTACACAACGCATTGGTATATGTTGACTGCGGAGACCAATTTGATGATGTGATAAGACAGTGTGGTATAAACAAATGGACTGCACTCAGAGGCGACCAGCGTGGAGAATTCCCTTGGAGAATACAAATGGCTGGAGGCTATAAGACAGTTAACAAGACATATGCACCAGCAAGACTAGTTAATGCTGGGACTGGTGTAGTCAGAGTCCACCACTTTTCAAACTTGGCGTTAAAAGACCAACTCTCAAGAATAAGAAAGACGGGCAAGCATATGTGTCCTCACGATTGCGGGCAGGACTACATGGACCAGATGGAGTCAGAGGCTCGTGTTATGGGTAACAATGGAAAGCCAGAGTGGCGTAGAATCGGAAAGAGGGCGAACCACTTGTGGGACTGCGAGGTAATGCAACTTATTGCGGCGGCGGCATTTGGGTTCCTCGGAGCCCCGAAGGTCGTAGAAACAGAAACAGTCAATAGTGAAGAAGGCACAACAGAGACAGTAGTTGACGAAGGTAAAAGCAATTGAGTTACTCCGTTGACTATTGGCTCACCTTTACTATGATTGCTCTTATCGGTGAGTGATGTATATCAATAACTGATTGCTCTTTAAAATTTTGGCGGTGCGGTGGTAAGCACATACAGAAATGATGTGCAAGGTTAGCACAGTAACCCCAACTGTGCGGTACGCATTCCCACGGCGTTACCAATATTTCCTCGATTGACCCCACTCACCGCCATTCACTTTGGGTGGCTGATGATGATACGGATGACGAAAGTGCCGTTACCCTCCATCTGTTGGGGCATAACCTTCTTCCAGCACCCAATTCATTTAAACAATAAGGCAGGCTACGGCCTGCCTTATTCATTGGTAACATTGCGGAGATTAAGTATGTCTAATCTCCGCATTGTCGCCTTTGACTACAGTGGGTTTTCTGGAAGTTCTGACCAGTGTGTTGGGCTAACCTTAGAGCCACTCACACACATAACCCAATGGTCTTTCTTCCACTCTGCCACAACTGGGGTGTTCAAAGCAGACCAGAAAAGGAGAATTGGCCTGTCCAGAGGTGCGGTATCTACGCTTTGCCAACTGTTTACTGAAGCAAGTTCTTGATAGTATCTATATTCACAGAATCTTCCGTTTTGGTCATCTGCAAACGCATAAGGACTCCACACATCTATCCTGTACCTTGGTATGTCTCTCAAGGATTGCTTTTGTTTAGAGGAAGGATGAATGTTCTTACATAGTCTGTTGCAACCATTTTCAATGCACCAACATCTCCATCTCTAGCAACATAAGACGCACTGACTGGAGATTGCAACAACTTTGCCACACTTCTTTCCTCTGCTTCATTTGCTGGACCGTTGTCAGTTCTTGTTATATGAACTCTGTGATATTGGTAGCCCTTATCACGGCACATCTTCTCGGTGATAAAGTTTTCATTCTCGTATCGCATATCTGTAATGATTGCAATTTCACAATCTGCATTTAATGCGTAGTCGATTTCTCTTGCAAGAAAGTCAGCAAAAACAGACTCACATTCACTTCTGGCGTACTCACCGAGGGATACAAGAACTGGTCTTAACTTGTCCTTCTTCTCCTTATCCTCCGTCCACGGTGATACCTTTATTCCAAGATGCTCCAGTGCAAGGCTTGTGGCTTTTCTTAGAGATTCTGCAAACTTAAATCTTGAGCAAGAGAATTTATCTCCGATTGATTTTTCGATTGCATCTGCGAATGTGTCTTTCCCAGACTGTGCGTAGCCAGAAACAGCAAGAACTACTCTCACTTGACTGAATCAACCTCCAGTTGGAGAAGGGTTGAGTTGCTCTTGCATGACTTCGTTTGCGACATTCTGAATGACTCTATCAAGTGCCTGTTCGGATGATGGAGGAGGTGGTGGTGCATTTGGTTGTGGGGGTGGAGGCGGTGGAACGCCAGCACTTACGGATATTGCCTTCACTTCAGACGGAGGCAATTGCTTTACTTCCATCTTTGGAGGGGGTCCGTCCTTTGGCCCAGAAAAACCTCCAGCACCAGCAGAACAAGACATTTGTTGACCAGCGGGGACTGTTACTGGAGGAATGCGTGGGTCTGCCATTTGAACTTCGATTCTCCCAGTAAGACAGCCGACATTAAACGATGCAGTTCCGTCCTTGTTCAAACTATACTCAACGGAGAATGTTGTACCCTTAATCTTAACGACACCAGCGGGTGTCTTTAGAGTAAAGACCGACATTGGGGCTAACTTCTTAACATCTCCAAGAACCTTTCCGCTTTCAACTTCAAACTCGGTAACAGAAGGTCCATTCTCTCTTACTGATTTATTTTCTAGATTTGGCTTTATTATACTACCCTCAGTTTGCTTTAGTGTCTTTATGTGAAGCGATGAGTTTGGAAGCATTACAAGTCTGATTCCATTTGATATGAAGAGTTCTACCTTTGACTTGTCTTCAGTCTTTATATTCTTTCCAGCAAGTATGACAGAGCCGTTTGAAATCGGCTCAGAGGCGGTTCCGTTATAGACTTTAGCAACTCCGTCAACGAGAGTCGATGTAGCCTCTCCATCAATCACAGCACCAAGCAATGAAGCGGAGAAAAGTATGAGGATATATTTAAACATATTTTTTGTATAATACAGCACCGAGAAAAATGAATCCAGCCACCCAAGCGTAACTCGGCTCTGGTATGGCTGTCGGAGTCCAACTATTAAAATCCTCTGAGAAGAGAACACTCCCAACATTGCTACCAACGACAGAGCGGATGTTTGATGCATTGATTTGCAGTTCTTGGCTACCCCCGCTGAGTACAAGGGTATCAGTTACCTGCCCCATCCAGACCTGCCCATACATAGATGGAGTCACATTAGATGAGTTTCCAAAGTCTATGAAAAGGTAGATTGGGCTATTATAATTGGTTGGCGTTCCGTTGGACCCGAATACGCCCATGCCAACACCTTGGTAGTCACGCTGATACCAACCTGTCCACGAAACCGTAACTGGATTCTGCGTCCACTCAGACATTGGGTGAATCGCTGGGTCATAGCCGTTCTCCCATTGTATGAGAGCAAGTCCACCAGACTCAAATCGTTCGCCCAACTCGGTCTTAATGAAGAAATTCTGACCAGTTATTGTAAAGTTTGTCTCCGCCATATTATTATTTAATAATGACAACCTTCGTTAAATCTTGCCAGATATAAGTTTGACGAATATAATACAAGATGCCAAGACTCCGCAAGAGAATCCAACAAGAAAACCAACTATATATCTTTTGCCTTCTTCTGAGATGAATCTACACATACATTAGTTTGTCTAATGTCATCCATTAGATTTAGTTAACTTAGCAACTTGACGCAATGTCACTTAAAATCGGGATAAAACAACTAGATTGTTTCTTTATGCCGCTTTAGCGGCATATTTACCCTTTGCGGATATCTATATATATACTATATGTAGTTATACACAGTTTTAATTCATGTGTCAACTGCCCTCTGAGTTATCTTTCTCCATTGGTCCAGCCATACGAACTATCCTTGGCTGAAACTCTGCAATCTTTTCAACCAATTCGCTCTGAAATCCCATCACGCTTTCAATATCCTTGTAAGCCTGTGGAGCCTCGTCTAATCCAGCACCAAGAAGTTCAACCCTGTTGTCTATGAGAATGCTGTCTCTATCTTCTTTCTTTATGGTCTTTAACGCTTGAGAGCGTGACATAGCACGGCCAGAGCCGTGCGATGCAGAGCATAGCGACTCAGCATTGCCCTTCCCGATGACTATGTAAGCCTTTGTAGCCATAGACGAGGGTATGATGCCAACCGTCCCGAGTTGTGCTGGTGTAGCCCCCTTCCTGTGAACATAAGACTTCTTTCCGTTCACCGATTCAACCCAAGCATAATTGTGATGGTTGGCTATCTTTTGCTTTCTCTCATACTCAAGCCCAGCAGAGATAGCCACAGCCTCGTGTATGCATTCGTGATTTGCGGCTGAATAGTCACCGCACAGTTCCATAAGTTTATAATAAAGTTGGCCTTCCTCGCTATCCATTGAAAGCCACGACAGTTCGTTGAGTGGCTTGGGGAGAGGGTTTAGTTCGGATGCAAGTTTTGTAAAGAATGTTGCAATGGTATGTCCAAGGGCACGGCTTCCGCTGTGAGACATTAGTGCTATGCAGGAGTTTGAATTTTCCCTCTGCCTCCCATCGGAAGCGGTTGTGTATTGTCCGAACTCAACAAAGTGATTTCCGCCTCCCGAGGTTCCGAGTTGTCTCCAAGCCCTGTCCTTAAGAGATTGACCATTAAAGTTTCCAATCTTAATTTCATCAAGAAGCGACCACCTTGGGTCATCCATAATTTCGTGATTGTTTTTTATTTGAGGGCAGGAGTACCCTCCAAAGAATGTAGAGTCTTTAAGTGCCTGTTTTTGAAGCCTGTAACTTAGCGAGAACTTGTCGTTAAGTACGGAGGGGTCCGTGTCGATAAATATGGTCATCATCATCCTGCATCCAATATCTACTCCAACCGCATAAGGAATGATAGCATTTTCAACGGCACATACACCACCAATGGGCATACCATAGCCTTGGTGTGCATCTGGCATTAAAGCACCAGAGGTAACAACTGGCAAGGACATAACATTCTCCATTTGGGTCAAAGCACACTGCTCGATGTTCTCTTTTCCGTAAATTGCGTATTCTCTTGACATACGAACATATGTGTATAATATCAACGCAAAGTCAAGCAATTAAGTAGACATTACAACAATATATGGGACGCTCGTATGAAATGAAAGAAGGCCGAAAGGTCATCGTGCCAACACCAAGGCAGATGGAGCAGATGGCCCGAAAGCAAGCGGAAGCGGTTGAGTTCAAGAATGCGGATGGACTGACTGGTATAGAATTAAAGGTTAGTGACATTGACGGTCTAAAGTTATGGTTAGCACAAAACATTAAACTTACAGAAAAAGAAAAAAAGCAAATATTAGAGTACGGAATGGTAGATAAAGACGATAAATTCTTAACATTAAATGTAATAAGAATACTTGAGGCGATGAGGGATGGAAAGACGAAAAATGAACGAGATGATAAGGCTTTTAAATATTCTATGGATAAATTAATTAAAAAGTGGGCAAACTCAGAGGTCGAGGTTGCGGCGGCTTGGGACAAGAATGGAATGTTTTTGGGATGGGAATCTCAAGCAAACACTGGATTGGTATCTCACACAACAGCAACTGGTCAAACGGTTGGAGGGACCACGCTACACTCACATCCATCTAGTTCAACAAGGTTCTTTGGTGGCACTTTCTCCGATGGAGACTGGAAGAATTTCTTAAATTCTGGAGAAAGATTGATGGTTGTTACCTCAAGGGAAGGGACTTATATGCTTGAAAGAACGGGGAATGTTAAAGTAAAAAGGTCTGATGTAAACAGGAGTTATGTACGGACCACAGTTACGGCAACCCTTTCCATGCAAAGATTTTCAGACTCTAAGTCAACAAAGTTTGGATGCTCACAGCAAGACCTTGCTGTATGGAGGGATAGACATAATGGTGCGAAACAACTTGCATCAATGGGCGGAGTCAAATACACCTTTATACCCAACAAGGGGTTTGAAGGGCTTGATAAATAAACAATTTTATGGAAAAGAACCCAATAAAGAAGGAAACAATTATAAAAGACGATAGAAGTCTTCGTGACCCAAGCGTTGTGAAGACAACAATAAAGCCATCTCAGAGAGAAATTGATGAGATAAAGGTGCTTTGGGAGAAGTTCCACAAGGAACTTCTCGACAAAAACGACAAGAAAAGCGAGGGATAACAAGTTGACAGTGGTCAATTATCAATGGCCGCTGAAGGATTATTTGTTGGTCTACCCCGTGAAACTATCGAAAAGATAAGGGACAAGGCTGTTGCCTTGATTCTTGAAGGGAAGACCATTATGTCTTATGGAGATGGCGTTAATAACGCCTCAAAGCAATTTGCAATGACACCCAAAGAGATGCTCCACGAGGCCCAGTATGCACTTGATAAACTTGATGGCAAGATGATAAGAGGTCTCTGGACTAACTATGGTCGTCAAATTTATAGATGAGCGAACAACAGAAAAAACCGCTTGGCTTTATTGACCGAGCAAGACTAGCAATAGCAAATGTGCTTAAGCCGAAGGCTTATACGGGCACATGGGACTCTGCTAGATATTCTCCGCACAGGTCTAGAATAGACGCTCCGATGCCAACGGATTTCCGTCAAGAAATGACGGCGAATGTAAGGCGTGAGATGGTTCGCTTATCCCGATGGCTTGAAAAGAATAATGGACTTTTTAGACAAACGATAAAAGATACGGCATTATATTCAGTTGGAGAGGGAATTCATATGCAAGCCAATGGTGGCGACTTTGATTGGCAAGGTCTCGTTGAAGCAGAGTGGGAGCAGGAGTGTGAATCGCCAGAAGTAACTGGAAGGTTTTCGATGCTAGAGTCTCTCTACATTGTTTGCGAATCCCTCGATAGAGACGGTGAAATCTTTGCCATTAAAGCAAAGCGGAATGGAGTTCCAAAATTCCAGATTATCGAGTGCCATAGAGTTGAGACACCTCCGACTCTCCTCACCGACTATAATGTAAGCGATGGCATTAGATATAACAAATTCGGGGTTCCGACTCAGTACTATGTAAAGCAGTCTGACGGCTCTTATTCGGCTATACCTGCATCGTCCATGATGCATATCTACGAGCCAACACACGCATCAGCGTCTCGTGCATATCCTCCGCATCAACACGCCATAAACAATATGCGTGATGAAATGGACCTTCTTTCGATGGAGAAGGTTGCGGCTAAGGACAACGCAAGAGTCTCAAGAATTTTCAAAACGCACGATACCTCTGCCGACAATGGTGACATTGGACTCGGGCAGGCACTTGGAACGAGTAGCACTGACACAACAAATCTAGATAGAGTTCTCGGTGGTGTCACGGCAATAATCCAGCCCAACGAAGAACTGGTGGCTCACCAGCCAGCAAGGCCGACAACGGCCTTTACTGGCTTCATTGAACACCTTAGAAGGGACTCTGTAATGGGCTCCCTTCCTTACGAGTTTGTAGCAGACCCAACCAAGGCTGGCGGCTCCGCCGTCAGACTTGTGGTTGCCAAGGCATCCAGATATTTCTCAAAGCGTCAGAACATAATGATTAAGCGTTTCCTTAATCCATACTTCCAGTATTGGCTTGGAACAAAGATTATGCGTGGAGACCTCCCTTCCGCCAAGAATTGGTGGAAGGTTGATTGGATGGTGACAAGAAATGTTACAGTTGATGCTGGTCGTGATGCTCAGAATGAGCGAGCCGACCTTGAGATGGGAAGAAATACACTTGAAGACGACTTCGCCGCTCGTGGATTACAGTTTGAAAAGACTATGAGAAAGCGAGCCAAGAACTTTCTGTTCTTGAAGAAACTTGCTGAGGATACAGGTCTTGACAGAGAAGACCTCTTCAGATTCTCACCGCAGGGTGGTGGTCCCTCTCCGAGTGAGGGAGGTAAGCCAATTATTGGCCCAGACGGGAAGCCTGTCCTCGGACCAGACGGACAGCCTCTAATGGAGAAGCCAATGTCTGCCGATGAAGGAATTGAAATGCAGGACGACTTGGTTGGTGCTACCCTTCCAGAAACACAAGAGCCGAACATCGGCTCTGGCGTTGGAGCAATAAATGAGACAAATATGTCGGTTGACTCCATTCCAAAGCAAAACCAAGGTCTTTCAGCCCCAAGAGACCAATCTTACATAAGATGATTAGAAACGACCTCTGTTATGCAATCTCGGCTGGAAGGCCGATGCTCATTGACCCACTGAAAGCCAAGGCTTTCATGGACAATGCAAACCTTCTATTGAACAGTCCAGATATTGCTTATTATCTGTCTGCGTGGACAGATAAGTATGAATCTAAGGCCAATAAGCAAAAGAAAAGACCTCGTGCTGGAAATCCTTGGGTAGAAGAAGATGATAATGAGACAAACGCTGGAATGGATGTTGACTCATTCTTCTCATCAGCCAAGAATCCAGAAATAAAAGATGGCGTTGGGTGCATTTCCGTAGAGGGCGTTATTGGCAAGGGCTTGACAAAGATTGAGCGTATGCTTGGATGTGCAGACCTTAAGGAAATTGCCTGCACGATGGATTGCTGGGAAAAGATGGACAATGTGCAAGAAGTTGTATTTAAGTTTGATTCTGGGGGCGGCTCTACTTCTGGCCTTGAAGAAATGGCAAAGAAGATTAGACAGTACCCAAAGACAACTATTGCTTATTGCGAAGGAGACTGCGGCTCCGCCGCATACTGGCTTGCGAGCCAATGCTCTCGTTTTTATGTAACATCATCGTCAAGCATTGGTGCTTGCGGTATTTATTTAACTTTAAAAAACCACGACAAGAAGCATCAAAAGGAAGGTATTGAAATTGATATTATCAAGTCTGGTGAGTACAAGGCGGCTGGGGTTGAAAATACTGGCCTGTCTGAACTTCAGAGACAAAGACTACAGGACGAAGTAGATGAACTGCACAGAAGGTTCATTAGAGACATTCGCTCGGTAAGAGTCTTCGCAAGCGAGGACGACCTTCAAGGCCAGTCCTTCTACGGCGATGAGGCTGTACGCAAGGGCCTTGCGACAAACCTTGTTGACGGGTGGAAGGAAGTCGAACAATCCATCAAAATGAATAGACAGTTCAAGATGGACGAGACGGTAAGCCGCCTTCTAGGAAATAAGTTCTAATACGCAACCGACCTTCGCTTGGGTTGACAACTTAACATTTTTAATTATTACTCTCAATATGAGCAAATCAATAGACACCATCCTCAAAGAACTCATCGAATCACAGACAGCACAGACTGTGGCTCTCAATGAAAAACTCACCACGCTTGCTGGTGACAACAACACATACTTTGAGCGTATGAAAAAGATGGAAGACGGGCTTACATCTGCCATGCAAAAGGTCCTCGAAATGGATGCCACCATGAAGGACTACAGCAAGGACATGGGCAAAAAGATTGACGAAATGGAAGGAAAGTATTCCTCCCTCTACCAGTCCCCAGAAAAGAATCCAGACAATGACGATGAGTCTAAGAATGTCAAGGTTGTCATCAAGAAGGACGAAGATTCCGAAAATGACATGGAAAAGGAAACTAAAGGTGGCAAATTTAAGGACAATGGCGGTATGTACCAAGGTCCATCCGAAGCCAAGGCTGAGTACGAAGTCTCCAACACATCTGGACCTGCCCGCCCAGACCAAGAGGCCAAGGCCGAAGGTGAAGTTGGAGGTAATGTAATCGAAGGCGTTAACAAGGAAGTTGTCATGGGTCAACCCAAGGATGACGAAGAAGAAGACGCTCCAAAGATGAAGCGTAACCGTGGCGGAAAGAATGCCACTGGCAAGAATTGCAAAGAATCTAATGAAGCACCCCAAGCCGAGCAAGTCACAGAAGAGCCAAAGGCTGAAGTCGCCAAAGAAGTCAAAGCAGAACAAACTGTCTCTGCTCCTGTCGCTTCTGAAGAGCCAACAATCAAGGCAACTGCTGAAGCCCTTAATAACAAGATTGAAGCAGTTCTTCAAAAACTTGCTTCCTTGAGCCAGCCAAAGCCAGAAGCCAACACTGAAGTTGATTCCGCAAAGGCCACCCTTGCCCTTGAAACCAAGGCAAAGGAAGAAGCCGTTGCCCACATGAAGGCTCTAAGCGACAAGTTTGAAGCCCTCGTTGCAAAGGTATCAACTATGGAAAAGTCGGCATCGACTGTTGAGCAGAAGGCCGCTCAGATTGTTGCCTCCTCTGGAGTTGAAGCCGTAGCCATTGGTCTCGACCAAGCGGCCAAGTCTGCCGACCAGACTGACGATGAGGTGTTCAAGCAGTTCGAAGCCCTTAAGGGAACAGAACAGCGTAAGTTCTACCTTGCAAACAAGGCCATCATCGAGCGTCACGCTTCCGCAATCCTCAGAAACAAGCGTTCTTAAAAAGAACGCTTGACTTCTGAAAATAGTTTGGTAAAGTAACACACTATGTCAAGAACATGGAAAGCAACAGGAACTGGCTCTTTCACAAGAGCCAGTGAAGTCCGCAGAGACCGCTCTGCAATTCGCAAACACAACTCGGCGGCTGAAAACCGCATGAACCAAAAGGCTGTACCAATTCACGGTGCTACCGAAGCAAACCCAGAGGGCACTCTAACATACGAACAGGCTCAGAAAACCATTCGTAATGGAGACAAGGTTACAACCCCAGACGGAATCACTCACACAGTAAGAGCAAGTAACCGTGATGAACTTATTGGTCGTCTTGGTGCTACAATCATACGACCAGCCAAAGATGATGGCCGTGTACAGGCTGGCAAGAATACAGTTCCAAGAGGAAGAGTTGAAAGATATACAGGCAATCTATCCAAGGGTGCAAAGATTGACCCGAAGACTGGTCGAGCCAAGCCAAAAGATGGCGGTTCTGGAAGCGGAAGGGCAACTAGAATTGTAACTCCGCAACAAAGAAACATCAATCAAGTTCTTCCGTTTGGTGTTCTTCAAGGAATTGGTCAAGGAACCAATAGACTTAATAAGGGAACTGGAATTGGTTTCCAGAAGGTTGGCCCAACATCCACTTATAAGGCTAGTCCAAATTCAAAGAACACTGCCACACAGGGTAGCAAGGGCAATACAAAACTAAACACCCGCATATCAAAGGTTGGCGGCTATGCACCCAAGTCTAGCCGCTCTGAAGTCAGCAAGGCAAGAACAGCGGGTCAAAGAGCCAGAGAGGCCAAGAGAGCATCTGACAAGAAGTCTGGAGTTGTTAAGCCTGTCGTAAAGAGAGGCCCAAGAAAGCCTCTCCCAGAGGGAACGGTGAGAGCCACTGGTAAAGTCCCGAAGGGTCAACAAAGAATTCGTGGATTCCTCGGTGAAATCAAGGGTGGCCGCAAGGGTGGTCGTTCTGGTCGGGGCCGCTCCAAGTAATTTATGGCAGGCGGAGGAAGAACATACTATGCGACTGGTGCAGGTCGCTTCTCCAAGGGTAGCGAAATCCGTGCCGACCAATCTGGTGTTGCTGAGGCAACACGGAAAGGTGAACTGAGAATCAAGACTTCGTTCGGAACCACTACAAAGGCTCCAACTGGAACTATGTCGAAGGAGCAACTTACTAAAGTTCTTCGCTCTGGCGATACTGTTAAGTTTGGAGATGGAACGAGCGTCAAGATAACTGCCGCCAATAAGGTTGCAACAATCAATAGACTTGTTTCCGAAGGTCAGCGTCAAATCACGCCAGCCCCAGCAAGAACGACCCCAATTGTTGGAGGACAAAACAGAGGACAGCCGACACCCGCTCAGAAACCAGCACCTGCTACGCCGAAGCCAGCCCCCCGTGGTCAGCCCAAGCCAGCCTCCAAGCCAGCCTCCAAGCCCACTCCGAAGCAAACCCCGAAGTCGGCTCCAAGGCCAACTCCGAAGTCAGCCCCGAGGGGCCAGCCGAAGCCCGCTCCCAAGAACGCTCCGAAGCCAACTACTCCGTCCAAAAAGGGTGGAAATAGTGGAGGAAAGAAGAATCCTGCTACAGCCCCAGTAAAGAAAGGCGGAAAGGATGGAGGACGAACAAGAGGCTCTGGAAGCAAGAAGGCTTCTGGACTCATTGCTGGTGCTGGCGTAATAAATACTGGAAATCGCCGAAAGGGTGGCGGTGGAAAGAAAGACAGAGCAAAGGGAAAAGCCAAGCCACGCCGAAAAGGTGGTCGCTCTGGACGAGGAAGAAAGAAGTAAACGCTCACAATAAGTGAAATAACGAGGCCCCCAAAATGGGGCCTCTTTCTTTTACGGTTGACAGTATCCAAAAGTTGTTCATACGAACTTTTTATAAATTATGTCAAATAACCTCGGAGGCATTAACCTCACAGTCATCGCACAAGACTCGCTCACAACGCTTCTTGCTGAATTCCCGCTCATCTCCAAGTTCACTACGAACTTTGGTGGTGAAATCGCTACTCGTGGCGAAACCGTTGTAACCCGTATCGCTAATGCGGTAAACACTCCGATTACTAACATCGGAACGCAGGGCTACGAAGTCACAAATGTCACTTCTGTTGAACGCAGAATTGAACTCAGCAATCATCATGGCTTCGTGATGGGCTTCTCTGATGGTGAAGTCGCTAAGGGTGGTTATGATGTTCTCCGCAGAACATTCATCCGTCCTGCCGCTTACGCAGTTTCTAAGGCTGTTCTTGACTCCATCTTTGGTCTCGTCAACGAAACCAACTTCCCAGAAGTTGTTCCTTACGGCCAGACGGTTTACAACGGAACAGTCGCCGCTTTCGATGCTGACGCTGTTGCTGGCATCTCGCAGGCCCTCACAGACCGCTTTGTCCCTCAACAGGACAGAATTCTGATTGTTCGTCCTTCGCTCTACACCGCTCTTGCTAAGGATAACGCTATCAGTGCCCAGTATGCTTCTGGTACTAACGCTCCTCTGACTGAAAATCTTCTGCCTCGTATTCACGGGTTTGAAGTTAATCAGAGGAGCGTTAGTACCAGAAGCAT